TGGCGGAAGCTAATAAGCTGGTTATCAAAAATAATCCTGACTTGGGTATCTATATCCCAAATGGCACTAAGATTGTCGTTAATGGCAAATGTCCAATAGAAGTTAAATGCACCTCTATTAGAGCAACAGATACACCACCTAATTGGTTGGGCGTAATGCAGTTAAAAGCTGCTATGTCGACAACTCAATGTGATTTTGGTGTACTTATAATTTTGTTTGAATCAACAGACTTGCGAGTTTTTGTGTATAGAAGGGATTATGAGTTTGAAGAACAATTAGCAGAAAAAGTTATAGACTTTGATCGTAGGATAAAAGAGAAAGATTATTTTACGCCACAAGTGAGTAGAGATGCTTATGTTATGAATCAAGAAGCAGACCAAGAATCTGTAGTAGAAATCAAAGATAACTTTCATATTGATCAATATTTAGACTTGAAGCAAAAGATTAGGGATTTAGAAGGACAAGTGGATTACCACCAATCACAAATCATGGGCGATATGGGTAATGCCAGTAAAGGAGTCAATGAGGATTATGTCGTTTCTTGGGGAATGATTAACTATAAAGCTAAACCAGAGAGAGTTATACCTGCTAGTGATGCTTATAGTATTAGAAGAAAAACGATAACAGTTAAGAGGGCAAATAAGTAATGAGAGTATTGGTTTTGGAGAGTATTACCTTTTTGCCCTTACTTGATTATAAACCAATTACATAATAATATTTTAAACGGAGAGTAAATAAAATGGATGATAAAAAAGCAACAAAAAAAGCATTGTGGGTATCAGAAGATATGCATACTGAGATTAATATTTTTGCTGCTACTAATAGAACTGATATTGGTAGAGCAACAGAGATGTTAATTAAGCTAGGCATAATTTCACATGGTAAGGATAGTGTCTGAAGAAAAAGTTATATTTATTGAGGGTAAAGAAGGGCGTACTACGATAGGCTACGACTCAGGTAAAAGAGTTATAGAGTTTGATGATAAGCGTAAAAAGACTTTGGTAGAATATGTGGGCTAGGCTCATAGATTATATTGCACATAAAATAGATAGATACATAGAAAGATCTTTAAAAAAACAAGAAGAGAGGATGACGGATGATAACAAGTAATTGTATATTTTTAACAACGACTATTTGCATGATTATAAGTGTAGCTTATATTTTTTATTTGGATTATAAAGATGGTGAATAGCAGAGCAAAGGGTCATAACTTTGAAAGGCAAATTGTGTCTGCAATAAATCATTATTTAGAGTCTACAGGGTCAGCAGATAGAGTTAAAAGAAATTTAGATCAAACACAATATAAAGGACAGGCAGACATTTACTGGGATAACTTTGCTATAGAGTGTAAAAGATATGCTGGAACAGAAAAGTCTGTATATAAACAGGAATGGTGGACACAAGTATGTATAGCAGCAAAAGATAGATACATACCTATCTTAATTTTTAAATATGATAGGCGACCTATACAAACACTTGTACCCATTTATTTATTGACTGGCAGAGATAAAGGCAATAATCAAGCTGTATATCTAAGCACTTTAGAGAGCCTATGCAAAGATCGTGAAAAAGTATTACGATATGCTAGTGAATATAATTTATGAAGATGATTTTAACGATTTTTGTCGTGTTCAATTTGAACAGGTCAATGTGGTCTTGTCATTGTTAGGTATAGCTAATGACGAGACTTTTAGTGACTTCAAGGAAAGGAACTATCTTAGACTTGAAGTTGAGTATTTAGATAGTATAGGTAAATTATCTATACATTAACCAATAGGAGAGTATTATGGTTGATATACTAGGTGGGATGGGTAGTAGTGACTCTACTACATCATTTCTTTCATTTAGAGCTGGAGAGCTTAAATTCTATGTAGGTGATGAGAATGTTAAATTCGAGTACCTGCAACTTGATCCTAAAACATTTCAGTCTGGTTGGGGTGCTTATAACCCTACATCTGGCTTTGATTTTGTGTGGGATGATAACTTTGGCGTAGTTGGGGTTAGACCTGATGAAACCTATAAAAGAGCTATGTCTACATGGCTTTATACGGATGGCACAGATAGACCTTTACTATGGCAAAGATTTAGCTATTGTGAAACTTCTGCGTTTAATAAAATGTTAGCTGCTTTTTGGCATGAAAAAGATGGCACAGAGCCAAACTTGCCAACCTTTAAATATGTTGATGCAAAATCAATACAGGTTGGTTTAGGTAAAACTGCTGAGATAAACTTTGATTTTGTTGGTTTTAAGCCAAGAAAAACTGAGTTTGTAATACCTGAATGGGCGGAAAATGTTGATGTTGGTGAACAAACACAACAAGGTACAGTAGATGGGCTAACAGATGACGACTTACCCTTCTAATATTGATTGGGTGCAAATCGCACCACAAGTTGTCTTAGAACTACTAGGCGAGCCAAAGGTCAAAAAAGGTGACGAATGGCGTTACGGCAACAAAGGTTCGCTAGTAGTTAATATAGCTAGTGCCACTTGGTTTGATTTTGAAAATGACGATGGTGGTGGTATAGTAGATTTAATTAAGAGGGAAAATAGGGAAGTAAGCGATATACTCAACCTATGCGGTTATGACTTAGCACCACCCCCTTTATGTATAAAACCTCCTACTAAAAGTGGTGCTAAGTCAATTTCTAACGCAGAAATGCACAAACTACAAAGTGAAGCCATAATATCATTGCGATATTCTCTAGACTTTGTAGTTATGCGTTTTCCAGAAGAGCATTGGATAAAGCAAAAATACGCACCATTTACCAAGCTTGATGATGGTAATTGGCGTATGAAGCGACCAGACGGCTTACTGCCAATTTATTTTCAAAACCAATACCCAGACAAGCCTATACTAATAAATGAGGGAGAGAAGGCTACAGTTGCTGCTGAGAAGATTTGGCAAGGCGACTCTGTGACTTGGCATGGTGGCGTAAATGCATGGCAAAAAGCCGACTGGAGTCCAATAGAGGGTAGAGAGGTTATTATTTTTCCTGACAATGATGAAGCTGGCAAGAAATGTGCAAATGATCTATCAGATCATCTTAGAAGGCAAAAATGTAAAGTTAAGGTAGTTGAGCCGCCAAAAGATTTTGCTGACAAGGATGATCTTTACGATGCACTTGAAAGCAATTATTTTAAGACACCTGAAGAACTTGAGCTTTTTATCAATAAGCAAGAGCAAAAAATACCAAGAGGTTCATTAAGATTTCAAACAGTCAAAGAAGCAATATTAAACGTAGAAAATCCTAAATGGTTGATAGAGGGTTGCTTTGAACAAGAAAAACTTATTACTGTATTTGGTGAACCAAAATCAGGTAAATCCTTTATAGCTATAGCTATGGCGTGTGCTGTTGCTTCTGGAACAGAGTTTTATGGGTGTAAGGCAAATAGGTCAAATGTTATTTATTTAGCAGGAGAAGGTCTTTCAGGTATGCGTAAAAGACTTTTAGCTTTCCATCAAAGTAGCTATGGTCATAAGCTGTTTTTCACTCCTGAAGAAAAGAAGGCAAATACTAAATTACAAGACGCACAACTGTTTTTATCTAACAGAGGTGCAAGAATAAATGAAGAAGATGAGTATAAAAAGCTTGAAGATGAGATAAATCTTATAAAAGACCAGTCTGGAGATATTGGTTTGATTATATTTGATACGTTTCAAAGATCATTTTCTGGCGATGAGAACTCAGCTCAAGAAGTAAATAAGTTTGTAAAAGCTGCAGATCAGCTAATACATGATTACCAATGTGCTGTTTTGCTAGTACATCACACAGGTAGAGGTAATCTCAACAGAGCTAGAGGTTCTTCTGTGCTTGATGCAAGTATAGATGGAGAGTTTAAAGTTAAAAGAAAGGATGATGAAGGCATTATGTATGTCAATTTTGAGCAGACTAAGAATAAAGATGGTATGGGTATGACAAAGAAAAGATTTAAGTTTCACGAAGAAAATCTTATTGGTGCTGGACTTGAGATGACTTCTGGCTTATTGATAGAGGTTGATGATGACGAGGAGCAAGAAGATGAAGAAAATGTTAATGAAGCTATTTTACAAGCTACAGATAAGAAGATAGCTAGTTTAATGTATTCATTGGCTTTAGATGAAGAAAAACCAAGAGATAAATGGTTTACTGCAAGATCATTTTTACATCATGCAAATTTTAATGTTTCAGGTAAAGAGATCAGTAGAGATAAGATCAATAGGTCTCTTGATAGACTTAGAGCAAATGGTGTTGTAGAACACGTTAAAGATGTTGAGGGTGTTGATCTTTCTTTTGGTTATAGACTAATTAATTTTAACCCTTATGATGGATAAAAAAAGTGTGCGTAAAAAGTGTGTAGAAAGTGTAGTGTGTGTGCACCACACATTATATTAGTGTAGTGAGTGTGTAGTAGTCCGTAAGGACTACACACTACACACACTTTTATGTCAAATTTTGTATGAAACTGTGTAAAGAATTAAATAAACAATTAAGAGAGCTTAGAAGGTTTGAAGCAAATTTTATATGCAAATATGGTTGTATGAAACGTATCTATAAAATTGTTGGTGTAGATATGGAAATAAAATTTGAAAAGGCAAAAATGTTATTTAAGAAATCTTTAGTAGAAGATCAAAGAAAAAGGCAAATGCAAATGTTAGATATGATATATCGTGCTTATGATTCCTTAGAAGATTGCATTAAGGCAAATGGCTATTATGAGCTTGAGCCGCAAATTAGGTGTTATGATTATGACAAAGGCAAATATGCTTTAGTGTGTGACTATGATTATGAAAAGGCAAATATGATAAATGCACATAAAAAAGAGAAAGATGTTGTCTTTTTTAGTATGCAAGAATTGTTTAGAATGATACCAACAGATTTAATGCAAATTAAAGAAAGTCTTTCAAAATCTCTGCCTTATGCAAATTTTGAAAAGGTTAATTATGACAGGCAAAGGTAGTAAGAGAAGAAAAGAAAACAAAAACAAAATAGACGCAAATTGGGACAAAATATTTAAACATGCCAACAAAACTAAAACCAAGCGTAAAAAGTTACGACAGAAAGACAGGCAAATACACAACAGAACACTATTATATAAAGAACACATCTTACAAAGAGTTAGTGGAGATAGTGAAAAGTGAAAGGGCAAATGCAAAATTAAGAATCAAATGTAAACGTGAATTAACTAGGAGGTTAAAAAATGGCAGACATGGTAAATAAACCGCCACATTACAACAAAGGCAAAGTTGAATGTTTGGATTACATAAGGCAACAGTTAGGTGCAAATTTCCCTTCGTATCTTGAAGGCAATGTAATAAAGTATTTACATAGACATAAATACAAAGATCAAAACATACAAGATTTAGAGAAAGGCAAATTTTATCTTGATGAGTTAATAAGTTATTATAAAAATCTATGAAACTTGAAAGGCAAATACTTAAAGCATATATTGACAAAGGCAAATCAGTAAATGATGTTGCTTTATCTACAGGTAAAAGCAAATTTACTATATTAAAAAAAGCAAAAGAGTTTGGTCTAAAGTTTGAAGGCAAATCATATTGGGCAAATTTATAAATGAGAATTACGCTTAAAACAAATCATAAACAAATTCGAAGACAATTAGATAAAAACTTAGGCAAAAAGAAATTCAATAAGATATTATCTGAAGCTATGAATCATACAGGCGAAAGAGTTGTTAATGCTGAAAGATCACATCTACACGATAAATTAGACAGACCAAGACCACAAACAGTTAAGTCTGTTGTCATTTCACAATTTGCGAAACCCAATGCTATGGCTATGGTAGTTAGAGTAAAAGATTGGGCGGCTGAATATCTGCATTACATTTATAGTGGTGAAAGTGAACAGGCAAGAAGATCCGCCTATCCGTCACCCACAAGAGATGGTAAGGCTAAGTCTGGTCAATATGGCAACATTGTTAAGTTATCTAAAAAAGGTGGTCTATTAGCAAAAATTGATATAACAGAAGACGCACAAAGAAAAGGTGCAAGATTTCAAGGCATACCTAGAGGGTCTGGCTCAAAGACTTATGGTGTATGGGAAAGGCAAGGAAGGAAAGGACGTGAAGGTTTAAAACTTCTTGTAGCATATACACCTTATGTAAAGCATAGAAAATTTATTGATTTTTTTAAAGTCGGTGAAAAAGTAATTAAAAATACTTTACCAAAAGAAATACATAAACAATTTTTAAAAAGAACAAGAAGACGATAAAGGCAAATTTACCACTAGGGCAAATTTACCTTTACTGCAAATTAATTTTTTATTACTCCTCAATTACTCTAAAAGTTGCTACAGGCGATATACCATCAGTTCTACGAAACCTATCTTCATCATTAAAAGTTTCATAAAAAGAAATGTATTGCCTACCTGATTTATCACACGTCCATAAGTTAGCATCAAACACCTCACCATTCTCATGCTTTATATCAACCCATGTATCGTTTTCCCAATAATATTTACTCATCGCACCACTCCTCATATTTAAAATTATATTTATTACAAAACCCTTGAAAGGCTAGATAATCTTTTTGTGTATAACTATATGCATTAAGATCATCTAAGTTTATATAAGTTATAAATTTACCTTTATCTGCGTAAATGCAAATCCTTTTTTTATAATCTTCTGTAGCAACTTCTACATAGTCTTTAGAAGTGCATACAACATGACCATTAAACAAACAGAGCAAATCACTTATGAACCATGCATCCCATTGTCCTTTATGATTTGACATGTATTTGTCATCAAATCCATGCTCATATACTTTTTCTTTACACACATTAAACCTCCTTACTTGTATAATGTATAAATAAATATATATGCAAATACATTATATGTCAATACCTAAATGCAAATACTTATTTAAGGCAAATACTTATTTAAGGCAAATACTTATTTAAGGCAAATACTTATTTAAGGCAAATACTTATTCAACGCAAATACTTATTTAAGGCAAATACTTATTTAAAGTAAAAATTTAAAAATAAAAAAAATATCTAGATAAAAAAATAAGATCAGCGAACCAACAACAACAACACCAGCAACAAGAAACAAAAACATTAAAAGCATTGTAAAGCTCTGTATTGCATTTAAAAACTTAGTTAATGCATTTGTATAGGTTTATATAGATATGCTCTCAGAATGGCTTAGAATGTGTCTAATAAATTAAAGGCAATAAAAAAGGCGGTATTTATTACCGCCTTATATTAGTTAATTAAAAATATTATTTTATTTTATCTAATATTTTTTCTAACTCTTTTAACTTTTCGTCATCAAGCTTATCAATGACATCTGTATTAATTGCTTTTGTAAATCCAAAAATATCTTTCATATTGCACCTCTCATTAAAAAAAATAAAACACCACCTAAAACAGAAAAAACAGTTATAAACATAATAAAATTTTCGACAAAAATAATCCCTTTGTTTTTATCGCCTGCAATAATCTTATATTTAAGCTGTCCATCCTTGTTAAATTTGTAATTGTAATCTTTCATTATGCAACCTCCACTAATTTAGAATTA